GAGATCGCGGAGAGGTCAGTCACCGTGTTGTCAGCGTCGTCGTAAAGCTCGACGGTATCGCTGATCCACGTTGCCTTGTTCGAAATCGTATCGACTTGCCCGGTGAACATGATCAAAGCTTGATGTATGTGGTGATGAAGATGGACGGCTGCACAGTGCGCAGCGGCGTGCTCGTGCCACCCTGCGGCGTACCACTGAAAATCGAGGCGCCTTGTGATGCGGTAAGATTAGGCAGAGTTGAACTCAGAGCGCCGAACGCGCCGCCACCTCCACCATTGTTGTTGCCGTCGCCAGCAGTGTTACGCAGCCCACCCTGATTTCCGATCGTAATGGCCCCGTTCGTTATAGATCCAGTTGGTGTGTAGGGTGGCAGGTTTGCAGTAAGGATGACTGACGTCTGACCTCCGCAAATATGTCCTAACGTCGTGTGGTTGATGCAGTAGTCGGGTCCAAACAGACCGACGTTTGCATTGCCCATATCGCCAAGAGCAACACGAACCCTGTCGCGGAAATCTGGCAAGGCGATCGTCTTGTTTGCAGCAAAGTCAGCAGATGCGCTGGCGCCTCTCCCGCCACTTACGGCGAGGTTCGGATCTTGATTCCAGAGAAAAGCGAAGAGGGCTGAAGTATCAGCGTTTGCTCGCTCGGTCGCGCCTGAAGTCGCAGAGCCAATTGTCCGACCGTTAGCGCGAACGAATCCGGTTAGAACGCCAGTCCCGTAGACATCCTTGATGTCGCCAGTTGCGAGAACGGTTGTAGGATCAACCGTGCCGCCGCCACCCCCACCGCTTGATGGACCGATAACCTGAATATTGTCGATCCCGCTTGCACCATTGGGGTATGCTTGCGAAACACCATTCTTGTCGGTGATGCGGACTTTGATCAGACCATCGGCAAGGAAGAACTGAGGAAGGCGGCCTGAGGCGTCACACCGCATCGGGTTCGGCTGCGGTATCGTGAGAGCGGAATCCTGATATGCGGTCTGCGGCGTGCTGGTCGTGCCGGCCTGAATCGTGTAGAAATAGCAGTTCGCCAGCGGCTTCCCGAGGCTGTCGAATTGCTGTGACAGGCTGAATGGGATGGTTCCAGCGGCAAAGACTGACGTCGTGACGAGCGAAAGCAGCCCTGCGAGGAAAAGGCGTTTGAGCATCAGAAATCCTGTGCTGTTGGTCTGGTCGGTTGCGGTGTTACTGCTGGCCGTTTGGCCGCTGAACGTTTGGCTGGTCGTCGGCGCGGCTTACGCCAGCAGCCTGCAACGCCGGCGCCACGGGGGCCTGCTGGCCGCCAATACGAGCTGCCGGCAGTTCAAGCTTCCGGAACAGCGTCAGTAACCATGGTGTTCTGGCTACAACTTGCGTCGCGGCATTGATGGCGCCTGGGTTGTCCGACGCCAGCATTTGGGCCACTCGACGCGCCACGTTCTCGTCTATCCGAAGTTTTCCCTTGCGTCCGGCGAAGGTAAGGCCGGCCAGCAAGGCGTCGCCCGGCCCGACATTACCCGAAGAATAGCTGCTGATGCCGCCGGCGGCGGTCGCCAAGGCAGTTGGGCTAGTTGCGCCCGCGATACCAGCCTCGAGCAACTGACGGGCGGTCGAAGAATTGCCCTGCACGGCGGGACGGATGCGGTCCATCGCCCGCTCGACTTGCAGATGAGCCTCGAGCCTAGCCGCCTTCGCTTCGCCAAGGACGAGCGTAATCTGATGGCGTGCGAACTCGGAATTGAAGATCTGCTTGACGATATCTTGCCCGTCTTTGAGTTGTTCGATCTTGGCAATGAGGTTCGCCACGAAGCCGGTTTCAAAGAGTTTTCGCTCGGACGGATTGAGTTGCGACAGCGCTTTGCGGGCAGCACCGATCGAAATGGCGTCCGTACCGCTCATAGTGGCGAACTTCGCGCCAGCCTCAAGTGCGTTTTCTGCGCCAAAGAAGCGCGCAGCGCCCTCTCGGGCCGTTGCATAGCTAGGAACGATATCGTCGAGATGCGCGCGGAGAGCCTTGGAGAAAGCCTGCCCCTCGGCGCCCATCTTGTCGAGGTTGCGCTTGACGTGATCCCAAAATTGCAAGTTTGGGATTGAGCCGGGCTGAAGCTCGAGCAGACCCGTCTCACGGTTCATTACAAATGGATTTTTGATCGGCGGGAAGCCATCCAGCGCGGCCCGATTGCGTCCAGTAACGAACGCCATGCGGATAGCCTGCTGCATGACGGGAGCCTGTGAAATCTGCTCGAGGCCGGGATCCCAAATGGCCTGCCCTTCGGAATAGGCCTTTGCGTAGGCCGGCCGGTTGGTCCTGCGAGCTGTTTCCTCGAGCTTATCGATTGCAGCCTGGGTGTCGGGAAAATCGTTCTCGCGCTTCAGGAACGCTGCCGTCCGCGGCTTCTGTGTCGCGAAGCGGTCGCTGATGACGTGATCAAGTGCCGCTCGACCCTCGGCAGAAGTGTTGGCGGCCGATCGCGCGAGTGCTCGCACGTTCTCTCCGCCAACGTCTGCATTGATCACGGGAGCGCCGGCGGCTCGAGCCGCTTCAACCTCGGCCTCACTCATTCCGTTGATGTTGCCGGACCGAGCATCACGCGCTCGCGCAGCGGCAATATTACGGGCCGCCTGTTCGTCAACATTGGTTGCCCCTCTGATGAGGTTTCCAATGGGCCGGAAGGCTTCTCCGACCTTGCCAGCGACATATCCAGCACCTTGGATCACAGGGACAGCCACGCCGCCGAGAACGCCACCGACACCAGCGCCGACCACTCCACGCGACAACGTATCGGCCGCGCCCTCGCCCTCGCCAGCGCCTGCGAGACCACCCAAGCCCGCGCCTGTGACGATCCCAGCCCCAACGCGGGCCAATTTGGACCCTGCCGCTGCCGCGCCACCAGGAACGGCTAAGGCGCCACCGACCTGCCCCGTCTTGTAGAGAGCCGGATGATTTTCTTCGGCCGCCTTGTTGCCGGCCCGCATTTCATCGCGAGCGCCCTCATAGTCCGTGACGGCTTGGGAGTCTGCCCCAGTTACACCGTTGGCAAGGAGCCTGTACGCCCCGATGATGGCACGCGCTGGAACGGGCCCTACCCCAGGTATGGCAACAAATTCCGGTATTTTGTCTGAACCGGCGTTCCTAATGCCGGCCATCTCGTCAATAAAACCCGAGCTGAGGCCACTAGCCGCTCCGCGAATGGTTGCGTCAAGCGCCCCAGCGTCAGGCTTCTTTGCCTCGCCCGGCATTGCGCGCGATGGCGCGTCCGAGGCTGGCGAAACATAGATACGGTCCATGGGGCGGGTCGGCTTTGCCGCCGGCGCTTCATCGAACTGGTCGAAGAAGTTCTTGGCCTCGGGCTTGGCCGGGCTCATGTTAGGCTTATCGGTAGCGGCGAAGGCCATGACGTCAGGCTGCTCGGGCGCAAACTGCTCAACAGCGCCTCTTGCGTCGGGCCCGAGCGCCTTGTTGAAACGCCGGCTGTACTCGGCCACGGAAGTCCCCAGAACATCTTTCGCGTTCGGGTTCTTCATGCCCTTCTCGCCGGCGAACCATGCTCGAGCGGCGCCATCCGGACCGTATTTCTCGACGTATTGGCCGAACTTTCCCTCGAAAATGGCGTCCTGGATCTTCGGATCGCTGATGAACTCGCCCGGCGTGACCTCGCGGCCCAGAATTTCCTTCGACCACGGCCCGACGTTGGCGCTCATGACCTGATACTTGCCGAGCGCGCGGCCCATGCTGCCGGTGTGCGGGCCGACCTCGCGATAGTTACCTCCACTCTCGACTGCCGAGATCGCATCAGCGTAACGCGACCGCGCCGGTGCAGGTGCCGAAGCCGGTTCTGAGCTATCGAACTGATCGAAAAAATTGCTCAAAGCTATTCTTCCCCGCCAAGAGCAGCCTTCGCAGCGCCAGGCCCATACTTCGCGTCAAATTGGGCTGCAAGCCGCGGATCTTTTTTTAGGGCTGCAACGGCCGCCGGAGGCACTGCAATAGCCTTGGCCTGGCCTGCGCCCTTTGGCTCGTAAGGAACGAGCGAACCATCCTGGCCGAACGTGAATTTGGGCCGATAGGCCTGCCCACCCTCACGGCCCATCGCTTCTACCGCTGCGCGCCGGTTGGCTGCCTTCTGCTTGATCACTGCAGGGCTATCACCGGGAACCGGAAAATACTGCTTGTCGGCATTCTCGAATTCAGACGGGGCGATTGCCGCTCCCGATTCTCGGCGGAGCTGCGCATTGATGAAATCCGCCTTCGCTTGATCGTACTTCTGCCGCTCAGTACTTACTGCATAATTTGCGAACCTGCCGACTAAGGGCGTTTCCTTAGCCTTGCTCAAGGCAGTCTGGCTGAAATCTGTCCCGATGTTCTGCACGCCCGGCAGTGGCGGCCCTTCTTGGCCCGGAGGCGGCGCGATACCAGATAGAATGCCCTCAGACTGCAACATGCGGTCGGTAAATCCAGCCGCCTTGCCTTGGTCTCCGTTGAACTTGCCGCCAGCGCTGAACGGATTGTTCGGCTGCGCGGCAATGCCAGTATTGATTGGACCTTCGCCGCCCTCGGTGTTGACCCGGACAAGCTGACCTGTATTTGGGTCTTCTTTGATGACGAATTTGTCTTTGTTGAACGCACGATCCGCGTTCGCCTGCGCCCGCTGCGCCTCGGTCTGCCGAAAGCCGAAATCGCGGGTGTCGCGGGCATCAGCCTTCGCCCTATCCGCCGCCGTCTGCGCCAACGTCAGGAATTTAAGTGCGCCTTCCTGATCTCCGACAGAACCGAGTTTCTGCGCAACCGTGAGGGCCTGCCTCCCATATTCGGGCGAGCTGGGGTCAAGCGCGGAGAAATCCTGAAAGGCGCCTTTTCGCGCCTCCAACACCTGTTGCTTTTGCTTCAATGCCGCGTTGGCCTGAAGCGTATCGCCAAGACCAGAAAGCATTGAATAGAAGTCAACGGCCGGAGGCCCCTGAAAACCGTTCGCCATTTAGCTATTTCCCGCCCGGAGCAAAGCCGCCGACGCCTGAAGCCTTCAAAGCCAAGTTGGCGCCCCCCATGAGCGCGCCCCAGAAGTTCTGTGAGGCCCCATAAGGAGCCAACGCTGCGTCGGCATTCGCTTGGCCTGTGCCGGTGGCAGCATTGTAATCGAACCCTGCGCGCTGTCCCGCAACTCCGAGGTCAGCGCCGGCCTGTGTCGTCCGAACGCCTGCCCCACCAGCAGTCGCGCTAGTCACGCCAGACAGGTTTGGCGCAAGCGAGCTGAGATAGTCGTTATAATGCTGGCTGGCGTAGTCGCCGGCGAGCTTTGTCGTATCAGCAATGGTGTTGCCGCTTGCAAGGATGCCGCGAGCTGCTGCCCGCCGGTCGTTCTGGTCGAGGGCCATGTTGATGCCCTCCTGATATCCAGGCAGTGACGTGAACGTGGATCGTGCTCGCGCCAAGCCTTCGGCGCCGTTGACCCCTGTCGCATCGTTATAGGCGTCCTGACCCTTGCCAAACTTGCCTGCAAGCGAGCTGAAATCGCCATATGCCTGGTCATAGAGCGGGGTAGCCTGCGCCAGACCGGTATCCAGCGCAGCGTTAGCATCGGTCTTTGCGTTGGCAAAGCCTTGTGCCTTTGCCTTCGCGGCTTCCTCAGCCGGCTTGCTGGAAAACAGATCGGTGAAGATGTTGCCCATCAATCAGGCTCCGTAGTTGAATTTCTTCTGCGCTGCGCTCCAACGAACCGTGTTCGTGTCCGCCGGCGCCGTCGTCGTCACGTCCGCAAGGTCGAGTAACCCGACCTTTTCGAGCGCCTTGATCGCGTCGTACCAATCGATCGTGAAACGACCAGTTGCCGGATCGATCGCCGGGACATCAATCGGAGGAATGCGGATGCGTGCCATCAGATGGCCCTCGGATCGTCTGACATCGTTCCGAACATGAAGCCGGCATAGACGCCGCTCGATACGTCGAGCCGCCAGCGCCGCCCCTGCCAGGTCGTGCGCCCCGTACAGGACACAAGCGAGATCAACTGGCGCGGCTCAGATTGACGACCCAGCTTGCGCAGGATCGGGTTTGACCAAGACTGCCCGCCATCGTCCGACCACGAAATCTCAACATCGGGATCAGTCTGATCTGGATCATGGCCGCCGGCGATGCCGACACCCGTGGTGAAGTAGAAATCAGCCCGACCCACGACGGCGCCACCAGGGAAATCAAGAACCGGACCGCTTTCGATGCGAAGCCTCAACGGACTTCCGACTTCATCATTTGCCGCGGTCTGGATGGCCTGGAGGTTTCCGGTCTGCGTATCTCCTGCAAGCCACTGACTGAATGCATTGATTGCACCGGAAATCCGCGATCTGTTGAGCTGGTAGCTGTCGCGCTGAACCCATTGAGATGTCGAGGTGTCGAGAACCCAAGTCCATGCCGGGCAGGATAGCTGCCAAAAAGCATGACCGCGGGCGATGTAGGAGGTAGCCTCAAGCGTGGTCTTGTCCGCAACCGCCTCGATCAGACCGTTGAGGTCATGCGTCGAGACCGGCGTCGGCGTATAGCCATCGAGCTTGTAAACGACACTATCGTCGCCCACAAAGATCGGCCCGCGGCTGAACCCGTCCTCATGACCAGAGACACAGTAAGGACCGGCCAGCCCGCGCGGGATGACAGAGGCGCGGGCGAACGGAAACGGTGTCGTTCCGGCGTCTGTCCATACCTCGGTTGACTGGTTGCCGAAGAACAGCAGCCGCTCTCCCCAAGCAACGACGCGCTGCAATCCATCCGGCTTAGCCTCAGCCTTGCCGAAGGACAGCGCATTGACCGACGTCGAGTTCAGATCCGTGGCAAAGGCCCGGCCGTCTCCGGTCGTAAAGACCAGATATCCGTCGAGGAAGTCCACCGAATTGACCGATGGCAGGTCTGCGTCAGGATATGAGTTAGTGACCGTGGATGGCGTGAACGTTGCAATGTTGCCGTCAGGGTCAACGAAGACCTTATCCGGCGTGGTGTTGTTGTTTGCGGCGAAGAAGCCACGTTTCGTGCCGTTCAGGTTGCCGACGTTGACCGAGGCCCCGCCGGCAGCGGTCCACTTCTCTAGCTTCCCGTTATATCCGGCGTAAAGCACGCCATTGACCAGGATGGATCCGCGATAGCCAGTGCGCGCCGACGTCCCGAAGTTCGTCAGGCCAGGACCGCGGCGAATGACCGTTTTGTTCGGCGCCTGATCGCCGAGTTCTTCGACGTAGCCATTGATGATACGACCGCCCGACTCCTGAGACTTGGCGCCGGGCGCCGTCTGGACCGGAAACGGGATAGGACGTTTCACCAGAAACCGCCCCGATAAGTGCCGCGGCGCGGCGTTGTAAGAGCTGGATCAACGCGCAGCGTCCGCAAGGTGCGCGCCGGTGCCGAGATCGTGCGGAGATTGTCCTCCGCGATCATGGCAAGCGCCTGCATCTTGGCGTCGGCCGGAAGATTGAAGCCGGAGCACGATTGATTGGCGATCCACGTCGCCAAGGGCAGAAACGCCTCGTCCTCGATTGCGCCGTCAGACGGGCCAAGGCTGCCGGCGTCCTGCACGTAGTAAATTTCAAGACGAGCGAGCAGCGCCACGGCCGGGTCAATATACCCATCCATTTTCGCCACCAGATCAGCGTCAATCGATTGGCCCGCCGCTATGACGCCAAGGTCGGTCAGACACTGATTGATCAGCTCAGCCCGCGTTTTGGACATCAGCCGCCTCTTCCGCCGCAATCAGCGCATTGATCATGCGGCCGCGCACTTCGGCTCGCGTGAGGAAATTGGCCTTGATCGTATCGTCATTCCAGCCGCGGGCCTTGAGATAGGCGTCCGTGGCTGCGTCGATCTGCTTCTCGGTCGGCATGTCACCTCACACGAAAAAGCCCGCTCGAAAGCGGGCTCTGTTGTTGGGTCTGCGGGAGCGTTACGCTGGCTGCCGGTTCTCTTCGCGCGCCTTGCGCTCTTCCTCGGCGCGCTTGCGGTCCTCTTCGGCCTTGCGATCGGCCTCAGGGACATCAGGCAGGCCGGTATCGGCCGTCAGGATGCCGCCGCGGTCGCGAAGCGCCTGTTCACGGCGGATACGTTCGCGCTCGGCCTCGGTATTCTCGTTTTCCGGGAATTGCTGGTCCCGATGGTCATTCGAGGACAGCGGCATACCCATGCGGACGTCCTCGCGTGGCTTGTCGAACACCGGCGACGGCGCGTCATAGCTGGTCGTGCGGGTC